ATTGAATGGTGATATTGCAGGTTTATGTGCCAGAAATGATGTTCAGGCGTTCCCATGGTCTTCTCCAGCAGGAACAACCAGAGGTGCAATTTTAAATGCCGTTAAACTAGCATACAATCCATCAAAGTTACAAAGAGATAGACTTTATTCAAATAGAATCAATCCTGTAATTTTCTCGCCAGGATCTGGAATTATCTTATTCGGTGATAAAACCGGATTAGCAAAAGCATCTGCCTTTGACAGAATTAACGTTCGTAGATTGTTCATTTATATTGAGAATGCAGTTTCCGCTGCAGGAAGAGATCAACTTTTCGAATTCAATGATGATGTTACTAGAAGTAATTTTGTAAATATTGTTGATCCATTCTTAAGAGCAATTCAAGCTAGAGGTGGAATAATTGATTATAGAGTTGTTTGTGACGAATCAAATAATACTGCTTCTGTTATAGACAGTAATGAACTTGTAGCAGATATCTATATCAAACCAGCTCGTTCTATTAACTTTATCGGGTTAACTTTTGTTGCAACTAGAACAGGGGTTTCTTTTGAAGAAATTATTGGATCTGCTGTTTAATTTTTCCATACAAAAAACAATAGAGGTAACAAACAATGGCCGCTAAAAGAACTATTGAACAATTTAGAGCAAAACTAGCTGGTGGTGGTGCTAGACCCAATTTATTTGAAGTGGAGTTAAATTTTCCAACGTCACTTAACGCACAAACAATTGATGGTGCTGCTGCAAAAACAAATTCTCAGTTTTTAGTCAAAGCAGCAGCTTTACCAGCATCAAATATAACTCCTATTGATGTACCATTCAGGGGGAGAATTTTAAAATTAGCAGGCGAAAGAACATTTGATACATGGACAATTACTGTCCTTAACGATACTGATTTTTCAATTAGAACTGCTTTTGAGCAATGGATGAATGGTATAAGCAAACTAGATGATGCTAGTGGCGAAGTTAATCCAGAAGATTACAGCCAAAGTGCAAAGGTTTTCCAGTTAGATAGATCTGGAGATGTAATGAGAGAATATGAATTTTATGGTTTATTCCCAACTAATATATCCCAAATTGATTTATCAATGGATAGCTCTGATACTGTTGAGGAATTTACAGTAGAACTTCAAGTTCTTTGGTGGAAAGCTGTTTCTAGCACTGCTAGTGGAGCACCTGATATTACCTGATAAATAGATATACAAAGTTCATTTTAATTTTATACAATGCCAAGACTTTTTGGTTTTTCTATTGAAGATCCTGATAATAAAAAATCTAAAATTGTCTCCCCCGTTCCTCAAAATAATGAGGACGGGGTTGATAATTATATTGCTAGTGGATTTTATGGTCAATATTTAGATATTGAAGGTGTTTTTAGAACTGAAAACGATCTAATTAGAAGATATAGAGAAATGGCATTACACCCAGAGTGTGATGCCGCAATTGAAGATGTTGTAAATGAAGCAATTGTTAGTGATTTATATGATTCTCCTGTCGAAATAGAATTATCAAATTTAAACGCAAGTGATAAAGTTAAAGAAAAAATAAGAGAAGAATTTAAATATATTAAAGAGATCATGGACTTTGATAAAAAAGCCCATGAGATTTTTAGAAATTGGTACGTTGATGGAAGACTTTATTACTTAAAAATAATTGATCAAAAAAATGCATCTGATGGAATTAAAGAAATCAGATATGTTGATCCAATGAAGATGCGTCATGTTAGGCAGGAAAAAAAGAAAGGGGATTCAAGAATTCCTATGTCTGCCGAAATGATTAATCCGATGAACGGTAGAAATTCTGATAAAGAAGTATATTCTCCAGAAATTGAAGAGTACTTTATATACACACCTGCTCCAAATTATCCAACTGGTATGATTTCCAGTTCTGGAGCACAGAAAGGTATTAAAATAGCAAAAGATACAGTTACTTATTGTACATCTGGACTAGTAGATAGAAATAAAGGAACAGTTCTTTCATACTTACACAAATCAATTAAAGCTCTCAATCAATTGAGAATGATTGAGGATTCTCTTGTCATTTATAGGTTATCACGTGCCCCAGAGCGCAGAATTTTTTATATTGATGTTGGCAATTTACCAAAAGTAAAGGCAGAACAATATCTTCGTGATGTTATGAATCGTTATAGAAATAAAATGGTTTACGATTCAAATAACGGAGAAATTCGTGATGATCGTAAGTTCATGAGTATGCTTGAGGACTTTTGGCTACCTCGTCGTGAAGGTGGTAGAGGAACAGAAATTACTACTCTTCCTGGTGGTCAAAATCTTGGAGAACTTGCAGACATTGAATACTTCCAGAAAAAACTTTACCGAGCACTTGGTGTCCCAGAGTCTAGAATTGCAAATGATGGTGGATTTAATTTAGGTAGATCTTCAGAAATTTTAAGAGACGAATTAAAGTTCACTAAGTTTGTTGGCAGATTGCGTAAAAGATTTGCCAACATGTTTACTGACATGTTACGTACACAATTAATTTTAAAAAATATTGTTACCCCAGAAGACTGGGAAAAAATGGCAGATCATATTCAATATGATTTCATTTATGATAATCAGTTTTCAGAATTAAAAGAAACTGAATTAATGACTGAAAGATTAAATCTTTTGGCAGTAATGGAACCTTATATTGGAAAGTATTTCTCTGCACAATATGCTAGAACAAAAGTTCTTCGTCAAACTGATGCAGATATTGTAGAAATAGACCAGCAAATTAAAAAAGAAATTGAAGAAGGTATTATTCCTGATCCAAATGCAGTAGATCCAATTACAGGAGAACCTTTGCCAATGGGCGGTGATCCTGGATTAATGGGACAAGTTCCACAAGAACCAGATCTCGAATCCCAAGCGAAAGTTACAAATGCACAGTCTCAAAAAGACGCCAAAAAATCGCAAATATAAATAATTGATATAAATACACTAAATTTGTATGGATAAAATTATCGATTTGATTGCGACTGATTCTAGTGCTGCTGATATTTCGGATTTAATTAAAGATACTCTTTTTGCAAAGTCCGCTGAAAGAATTAATTCGATTCGCCCAGATATTGCAAACACTTTATTCAATACGAATAGCGCAGAGGAAACGGAGGAGTAATGGCTAATCTTTTACTTAAAGGAGAGGAAGCAGCACTTCCAACAAGTGCCGGAGCTGGAACTAGTTTTTCCGAAGCAACGCTTGTTCGTCTTGTCAATACTGCTGCTGTTGGTAGTAATTATTTGGTAACACTTCAAGAAACTGCTGGTGGAACTACCGTAGGATCATTCACTCTTATGGGTTCAACCGAAGTATTACTTGAAAAGAACCCAACATATACATTATATGCGGCAAATGCTGCAGTAAAAGGAACAAAAGTAGGATTTACAAACTAGAAAAATGAAACTTATCACAGAAGAAGTACAGAAGGTAAAATTCATTACTGAGGGAAAAGGAACTCAGAAAAAGATGTATATTGAGGGTATTTTCCTTCAAGGTGATATTTGTAATCGTAACGGAAGAATGTATCCTATGGAAACTCTTTCCCGCGAGGTAAAGAGATATACAGAAGCATTTATCAATAAAGGTCGTGCCCTTGGCGAACTCGGTCATCCAGATGGTCCTACTGTAAATCTTGATCGTGTTTCTCATAAAATTGTTTCTCTTGAGCAAAAGGGAACCAATTTTTATGGTAAAGCACAACTTCTTGAAACCCCTATGGGTAAGATTGCAAAATCACTTATTGGCGAAGGAGTTTGCCTCGGCGTTTCTTCTCGTGGTGTAGGATCTCTTAAAATGACCAATGAAGGTCATAAAGTAGTTGGTGAAGACTTTATGTTAGCAACTGCTGCAGATATTGTTGCCGATCCTTCTGCTCCTGATGCTTTTGTTCAGGGAATTATGGAAGGTAAAGAATGGGTTTGGGAAGGTGGAATTCTCCGCGAAAGACTCGCTGAACAAACAAGACGTAGAATTAATACTCTTGCAGATCAGAAAATTCTTGAAGAGCATAAGCTCAATCTATTCCAGAATTTCCTCTCAAATTTATAAATTAATAAATAAATATAGATTATAAACAGAAATCTAAACAAATGTCCGTTGGTAGAAATTTACAAGAAATGGAAAACGTAGTAACCAAAGGAGCAAAACCTGCTGAACCAATGCCTAAGTTAACCAAGGGTATCCCCGATGGTCAAACAGGTAGTTGGGAAGATTTAGGTGGTCCTACTCCAGAAAATTATCGCTCAGACGATGATTCAGCAAAACTAAAGGATGCATCATCTCCTTTGGCGCAAGTAAAAAATGTTGTCAACAAAGGTGCTAAAGGTGCAGATCCTATGCCTGCAGCAATTGTTGGCAAGAAAGCTAGCTATGGCGAAGAGATTGAAGCAGACGATGAAGATCTGATTTCTGAAGCGGAAGAGAGTGAAGATGATGAAGATGAGGATGAAGATCAAAATGGAAATTCTTCTAAAAAGAAAAAGAAGAATGAAGATGAAGACGAAGAAGTGAAGGAAGAAGTCGAAGAAGACGATGAAGATGTAGAAGAAGACGAAGAAGTAGAAGAAGAAATTGACATCGAAGAAGATGTCAGAGCTCTTCTGGAAGGTGAAGATCTTTCGGAAGAGTTCCAAGAAAAAGCACGTGTTATTTTTGAAGCTGCGATTAGATCAAAAGTTTTAGAAATTAAAGAAGATATTAGAAGTGCTTATGAAGAAGCTCTAATTGAAGAAGTTCAGGAAATTAAATCTGAACTTACTGACCGTGTAGATGCTTATCTTGAGTATGTTGCTGAAGAATGGTTGCAAGAAAATAAGCTTGCAGTTGAGCACGGTCTTAAGACTGAGATGACCGAATCATTCCTTGAAGGAATGAAGAGTCTTTTTGAAGATCATTATGTAACAATCCCTGAAGATAGATATGATGTCATCGAGAGCATGGTAGATAAACTTGATGAAATGGAAGAAAAACTCAACGAGCAAATTGAAAGAAATGTTGCTCTGAATAGAAGATTAGCCGAGTCAGTTGCAGATGTAATTTTTGCAGAAGTATCTGAGGGTCTCGCACTTTCTCAGAAGGATAAACTCGCTTCTCTTGCTGAAAATGTTGAGTTTGAAAGTGAAGCAAACTATCGTGAGAAACTAGTTACTTTAAGAGAATCTTATTTCTCGTCAAGAGTTTCTAGTGCTCAAAGAGATGACTCTGAGACCTTGTCTGAAAGCACAGATGTGCAACTTGCCCAACCACAAGTAGGTGGGATTATGGAAGCATATCTTCAGACTCTTGGCAGAGTTGCCAAAAAGTGATTTTTAAATCATAAAAATTCAAACTAACAATTTTAAAAAGAGGTAAAAACAATGCAAGGGTTCAACACAGAACTATTGCAGGAGAAGTGGGCTCCCATCCTTGACTATCAAGGTATGGATCCGATCAAAGATTCGCATCGTAGAGCCGTAACTGCAATCCTGCTAGAAAACCAAGAAAAGACACTTCGTGAAGAGCGCGAGTTTCTTTCCGAGTCACCAACAATGAACACTGGTTCATCTGGTGCAACTGCAGGTTTTAGTGCTAATGCATCTTCTCCTGTTGCAGGTTTCGATCCTGTTCTAATTTCTCTCATTCGCCGTTCAATGCCAAACTTGGTCGCTTATGACCTCGCTGGTGTTCAACCAATGAATGGACCTACTGGTCTTATCTTCGCAATGCGCTCAAGATACAATGGTCCTGGAACCAGTAACGATGAAGCGTTCTTCAACGAAGCTGACACTGCATTCTCCGCACAGGGTAGTACTCGTGCAGAAAGTGGTTTAGGTTCAGGTTACGTAGCTAACTCCAGTGGTGGATCTGTTGGTTTCGGCACTACTGCTGCTCAGGGAGGAACTAATCCAGGTCTTCTCAGCCCAGATTCCAACACCACTCAGGCCGACTATACAGTTGGTCGTGGTATGGACACCGAAGATTCAGAATCTTTAGGTGAAAGCGGTGGTGCGCAGTTCAATCAGATGGGCTTCTCAATTGAGAAGGTCACTGTTACTGCAAAGTCAAGAGCACTCAAGGCCGAGTATTCACTGGAACTCGCCCAAGACCTCAAGGCAATCCACGGTCTGAACGCAGAAGCAGAACTCGCTAATATTCTTTCTAGCGAAATTCTTGCTGAAATCAACCGCGAAGTTATCAGAACAATCTACAAGGTTGCTAAATCTGGTGCTCAGCACAACGTTGCTACCGCTGGTAAGTTTGACCTTGATGTTGACTCCAACGGTCGTTGGTCGGTTGAGAAGTTCAAGGGTCTCATCTTCCAGATCGAGCGTGATGCAAACGCAATCGCAGTAGAAACCCGTAGAGGAAAGGGTAACATGATCCTCTGCTCGGCTGACGTTGCTTCGGCACTCACCATGGCAGGTGTTCTT